TTTTTAGATTTTTCTATTGCGACAATAAGATTGCACCGCTATAAGAGCAATGCACATCTCGTCGCAATTTGTTTGTGGCAGCATGATACTGTGTTACTGTAACACACGCCTCACCACTTTCCCTAAATTAGCAATCTATACTCTTGCTAATATTATTATCGAGAGGGCTAACAAGACTCACGGAAATCAAAGCTTTTACTTGCGCATCAACCTTGTTTAAACATTAGTCAAACGCAATACACCGTGTCTTTTGATATTAGAACCCACCGTCTACAATTTATTATTAAAAGGGTACGTGAAAATAACTCACTAAAACCGCACCCGCGTAAAAAATTTAGACTTCAAGTAAGTGACCTAGGGAGTCACCCACTTGCTTATCATACAGCTCGAGACGGAAATCGTCGTAGTCAAATTCCACGACTTTCCCCAACTCTCCCAGCTGATGAATTATCCGTTCGGAAGCTTCACGTCCATCATGGGCTCGAAATCGTACAGCGTTATTTTGAATATCGCGCTGTATTCGCGAATCATGAACGTTATGACGGTCAATGAACTGCAATTCTCTGACCGCCACTTCCTTTGGCATCGGCGCACGAACAATTGCTCCATCAGGAACAAAACGTGACTTCAAAAAAGTCAAGTCTTCAATGAGCTCACTCGAAGTGAGCACATCACTCTTGTTCGCAGCTGTGACGGTATAACCCATCCGCTGAGCACACTCAGCTACGACTTTCCTATCAAAGTAGCCGAGTGTGGCTGTATCTGCAGCAATGATGACGTCGTCTCCGTACGTCAGCATTGCCACATCCTGATCAAATCCCGCTAGAGAGCAGGACAGACCAGCTATCACCCTTGCATTCAAATAACAAACGTATATCAACCAAACGTTCGTCAATGAATTAAACAAGTCGGTCAGGGGATTCCCCGACTTGTTGCCTTGTGTGGTATACATTAGTTGATCTCCAACAATGACCCACGAATTTTGAAGAATATGCAACAAGGCGTGTCGCACTTCACTCTCATTACCATAGTAACGATCCGTTATCATTCGAAAGAAGTCAAACGCCTGACTCGTTACTGATCCATCGTAATTCGAATAGTCCACGTCAAAACCACGCGAACCCTTTTCGCGCAATCCAACATAGAAACTACGCCATTTCTCCTCCTTATCAATCCCAATAGCACTATGGGTGTCGAAACCTGGGTTACTCTTAACCCAGTTCGCAAACGCACCAAAGTGCTTCCTCATCAACAAGGAGAATTCCAAAGGTGGTTGTTCAAACACGCGCGTCTTACATTGCTCCACCTTAGCAATGGGACGCAGTTCATCCTTCATAGTGGCAACCCAAGGCATAAACGGGACCTCCCCACACAACATATCTTTCTCAACCGTATACAAACGATCCACGAAGGAAGCACCATATACAGGGATGATACGCTCGTATGCGGCCTCCGACCAGACATATCTCTTCTGTTCATCTGGCGGTTGCTCTATCTCATCAAACAATTCCTTCTTACCATTCTTGAACCACTTAGAAACAAACCCACAAGAGGTATTCATCATCAATGGCTGCATTGGAGCAACGCCATTTATCATCTCCATCTCGGAAAAAATTTTTGTGTCACGATCAACTGGAAATTTCCTGACATAATGCTCAACTGTCATCCGCATTATCCTATGTGGTACTATCATGTCAGTACGAACTGCACATTTCTGCGCATTCGTATACAGTGCGTGTCTTTCACCTACCACTTTCTTGCACGATGGTAGAAACTTATCTTCCCACTCAGGGTGCTCCAACCACCGCCTTTTATCAGTTGTGGTGGGAGTCCATACTGACAATGGAACCCCGTTCCAGTTAGTTTTACCTTCTGTGTGTAATTCACCAGTCCAAAATTTATTCGACACTCTATCTCCCTGCAACTCACCCTTAACCTCCAGCGGTTTGACCTTTGGTATTTCAATTGAATTCATGGCTGCACGGATATCTTCCAAAATCAATGGGGTTGCTCCAAGTGGAGACCCCGCAAGCGACAAAATTTTAGCACTATGCATTGCCACCAACGGAGCCATGCAACTCTCATCCAACAAAAGATAAGGGCGTCCACAATCGCCATTGACTGTACTGCCATGAGAGAGGCCCGCAACCATCAAATGGTACGAAGTCGCATCTCTACTCACATCATCTCTTGATGTGAAAAGAATGGGCTCCCGCACCCCCATACGCACCGGCAAATCTTCGGGCTCTTGGTCCTGTAACACTCTAGCACTCTGCTCTCTTCCAGCCAACAAGCGTTGGTATTCTTTGCGTGATGGTATATAATCCTCAATTTTACGCACTCCATTAATATTGGCTGAATGGCAATACGCAACGCACAAATCCAACTCTCCATCGGCCTCGGGACTGCGTACTTGTTGGACTGTCGTCGCATTCAACGGTATCTTAAACCATCCCACACGCTCGTTCCTAGGGTTCATGTTTTCCAAACGCACATGAACGTGCTGCCCCAACGCCTTTCGTTTAGAATACGCAATCCAAAAATGGTGTGGAAAAAGAACAAACTTACTACCCAAGCAAACACAATGCATGTTAACCACGGGCATATCCTCATCCTCATCAAATATTTGAATATTGCGCACATTTTTTCGAACGCGCTCCATACGCAAATTGACTCCTTCCAACAAGCCATTTCCTTGAGAACGCGGAACCGGTCTTTGGGTGCGCACCCGTTGAGCACCATCATACATTGCCCCCTGCAATGTACCGGTGAAAGTGGACACCAACCACTTAATCAATGCCACCACTCCAACAGCAGTGGCTCCAACCGTTACTGCAATACCACAAAGGACCAACAATCCCCGCCATTTTCTTCGCTTTGGTGGTAGCAAACTAGCCAACACATCACCAGCAAGTCCAGGTCTTGACCATGCCTCCACATCGTACAAGTTAAACAGATCACCAGGAAACACACCAAATTCCCGTAAGTGTGCCACTGCAACGGGCTTATAATCCTCCAACGACCCGTCCAACACTGACAATCTAACGTTCTCAACAACTGTCCGAATCTCGTTTTCGTAACTGCTTCCTGCACATGAGGTATCACTATCAGGAGTCTCATACACTGACTTGCCCTGCAAAACCACTCGCTGCATGCCCTGCATAAGTTGATCATAGGATTGATGCTTACGTCTGTAATCATCGGCAATTTCATCCAAAAGTCGTGAGAAAGCTAGCTCATGTCCTCGATGACCATCTGTCACCGTCAACCTCGTGAATTTCCAATACTTATCAACAAGCGCAATCATCTGCAACATGGTCTTAGGCTCTCCCTCATTCAACTCCTGAGAATACGCCACTACTGCCTGTGATCCCGTCATGTGCACACCTCCAATAGGTCTCACTTCAACTACAAAGGCATGCTTAAAACGAGTGCACAACGCTTCCGCGTGTGTTAGACCATGCACATTTCCAAAATTAGTGGTGTTCGTTGAAACTACCACCAATTCGGACTTGAAGAACATGCCCTTATCTTCTAACTTGGCCATGTCCACCGGGTACTGCGATGCAGAGATCATGTTAATAACATCATGTGCGTCAGGCGCATCCACCGACTTAAGAAAGTCATCAATGTACGCTATTCTCTGCTGGGCATATCCATCATAAAAGTGCGTATCATTTCCAGTTGGCTTATTCCACACCTGTTGAAGAGCATCTTTCGCATTTTGCGCCAACCCCAACTTCATCAATATGGCTGCAGGAAAAGCACTAGCTGCTAAGAAACTCTTCCCGGTCGCTGACGGTCCAGCAAAGGCCACACCAATAGGGGGACAACGTGCACTCATCTCACTATTGGGCTTCAATCGCACCCAATCGTGAACTCGTTCAGCGTCTCTCAAATATTGAGGGTTGAATTTATCACACTGCGGTCCAAATGCTTTCACACGCTTAGCAGTAATCATCAACTTCTCCAATTGTAGCCTCACAGTTTCACTTTTAAGTGTCAAAGTTGTGTACTTTGACGTGGCATGAGCATGCGCAACGGCTCGTGAAAATTCCATAAGACTTCGACCGTTTGCTGCATTCCATTTATTTGCACATCCAAAACCCTCCAACATGTAGTCTGACCACACCTCAAACCCTGCTAGTAACATAGCTGGGACACCACTTGCCTTGTCCACTGCTTCTCGCAAGCGATAACTAAGGCACAAGGTCTCATCTTCCCCAAATTCAAAAGAGAAGAAACCAATAGCCGCTCTTGCAATAGTGGGCCAAAGCATCAAAATTATAGGAATCCATTCACCGGACTGTAGACGGTCATCACGACACTGCACTATTTTCGTTAGTTGGTTCATAAGTGCAGGTGCTGCATAGCCCCCAAGCATGAGAGTCAATGCCGATAGTGATGCATATCGCATCACTCCGCCCTTGAATATGGTGTACACATGTACAACAACATTCAATACAAACTCAGTGATCTGTTTCCATTTCTTAAGAAAGTCCATTAATTTTGAGTCTTTTGAGGCTAATACATCTTGGACAATGTGCGCCTCAGGTGTTTCCATAGCTTTATTGAAGTTTAACAGCGCCTCATGTGCCGCTTCGCTAGTTCTTTGAATAGAATCAAGCGCTCCTTTGGCCTGCGGGATTATAGTCTCCACGCCAGTCATAGTATCATCAGCTTTATTCAGAAATTGCCGAATTCCCTCATTGGTCATCTTAACATCTTCACGACTTAAGCCCGTCAATGATAACATCTGAAACTCCCCCATGTGCCTCCGCACATTTTTATCAAACCCACAACAATCGTCGTCTGGCCCTGGATTGCTCTCAACATCGCCGGATAATTGCAACCTCGACCCTTGGTCTCGATTTTCACCTTGTAGTACACCCGTCGCAACAGGTACAGTCACGAAACTTGACACATCTGGCTCATCTGTTGGCTTCGTCACTCTAGTGCGCGGCATACAAACCGGAAAATACACCATGAAATCATCTCCCACTGAATGGAATAGAAAGGATGTAATAAGTGATCCGGATGCCATTCGATTCTGAGATGCGGTGGAAACGTCGCCAAAACCAAAATCCTTAACCCAATATCCAACATCCATAGTAGGCCACCCCGTTGGATATGACCCATCATGACTCCAAATTGCAGTTAATGGGTAACGCCGATAATACGGGATCTCCAGAACCTTCTCCGGCTCCCCCGCCAACTGCCATTGTTTCCCTCCATTGAACAGTTTTTGCAACTGTATAAACTGTGGTGAAGTTACTACCACAGCAGGCACAATAGGCATTGCTTTAGCCTCCCCATCAAAGGAGGGTATAGCGAAACCGGAAATGTCCACAGTCCTACCCGCATTTGAAGTCAAAGTAATTCGATTAGACCCCGCACTAGCCAAATATGTGTTCTGCAGCAAGCAGTGCGTCTGCCCACAGAACGCGGGTACATTCTGCCACGCCACATTTAACTGCTGAAGTGGTATCGCTGATGGCATCGTAACAATTAACGTTGAATTCACAAAGCAGGGTCGCCTTAGCAACGTCAAAACATTCATATGGTCGCTTGGAACAAACCCTGTCTTAGGGGTTGTCGCTGCCTTGAACGCCACCTGACTAGTAGACGTATCTTTCCCCGTATCTGACACTTCTGCCATCTGCAATATTCCAGTGGCCTCCGTTACTGCGGTAATCTGGCGTTTCACAGCTACATGTGGATGCAGTGCTTGCGCCCACACCGAAAATGTGAGTTTTTGAGGCGCAGCAGATGGTGCTTTCAGCACGTTCCAAACAAACACCTTTAGGTTCCCCATACTAGGGTTAGTAACCCTCAAAAAGCGTGTCATAGCTGAAAAGGGGACAATGAAAGAAGCAGAAGTTTCTGCCGCGATATTCAATATCGCATGCGGGAACTGAGTGTACGTACCAAACGAAGACTGAGTCAAAGCCATATTCAGTGGAATCCACACAAACAACAGCGCACCCTGATGAAAGGACGTTGGGTTGATCCTCAAAGTAACTTTGAAGTCCATTCGGTACAACTCATGGAAGTCGTACAATCCCCTAGTTGCCAACTGTGCCGACCAAAATGCATTTGGCAACACCAAATCTGACAACAATGTTCCAACTGGAGATGTTGCCTCGTAGACACTGCCAAAATTGAGCATATATTCTCTCTCCAGAATATTTTGCGTATCGGCTGTCACCACATTTGCTGAAATGGCAACATTCACATCAGTGGTATCCACCAATGGTTGTTGAGGAGAGTGTGTTGGAGGTTCCACCAACTCTTTTCGATTCACTTCCTCATTCATTTGCCATGATCCATTTTGATAAATCTCCGTAGAATCCTGCAATGCGCGAGGTACCTTAAACTCAAAATCTGGTAGTGCCTCAATGTAAACATTGACATCAATGTTTGTTACTACAGACCCATTTGATATGAGAGGATTCTGCACAAAGATGGTAAATGAGCCAACCGAGTCATTAATAGTTGCTGGTCTTACACTACCGGCAAAAACCGGCAAACTAAGATAGTCCGTCTGTGTCACAAACGGAATGTCCAATGTCGTCCTATTGTTCAACCCCAAATCAATGGTTGCGGCGGTGCAATTCCTGGCACCTTGAAGCGTTACTGTATCCAAATTTGGATTAAACGCCAAATACAACTGTCCTTGATGAAAACGAGTCGGCAAACACTCAATAGTAAAACGAATACCTCCACGCCACATCCCATACAAAAGTGAGTAATATGACAAAGCTGTATGTTCATAGGTCGCAAAAGCATCTGCATCCGCAGTCAGCAAGCAAATAGAAGGATTTACCGCCGAGCGAAATAATGCAGCACCTGCAGCATCTGTCTCTTTCCAGTTAAGCACTTGTAGTCTAGACTTAACCATGCATCTCTCCAAAATAGATGTTGTCATAAAATTCAATTCCTTACTTGTTGACAATACCGCTGATTGGTCTGGATGCACATCCTCAACATGTAAAGCCATAGAGGCAACATGCTTGGGCAAGTTCACCAAAGCAAAATCACCAGCTTCATCCAACTTAACCGGAGGAGTGTCATGCAGCATTTGACCAAACTTATCTTTGGCAAACTTGCCTATCATTGGTAATAACATACCAGCAGCTTGAACAACTGCTTCCTCCATCTGCAGCACTCCAGTGTGTCGATTATACTCGTGCATACTATTATACTCTTGTGGTTCACCGGTGCAAGCATCACCAAAAAGACACTCCCCGCACACACACGGGTGGGCTAATGGGCACTTGCCCTTAGCTTCTCGCTCATAAACTTGTATCTTAGCAAAAAGAACTCGGTTCTCGAGAATAACTTCCTGCATTTTCGCCTTAATAGCTTCCATACAACCACACATCGCTTTTTCACAAGTCTTGCAAATCGGAAAAATAAGTGTAGTTGTAGCCATAGTGAAAGAGAAGAAACAAAACAGCGAACAGGCCGCCACCCTACACAAGGTTCGACACTTGCGTATGCCTGTGACTTTCAGGGCCACAACACCTCTAACACGCCTCATTATAACTTATGTCCAGTTAATTTCAAAATTAATTCAAGCTAAAGAACTCAACCCTAGAATACGGCTACTCTAGGTGCGCGCATAGACAACTTGATCGGAGGAGCACTCCATATGACCATTGAGCAATGCAATAGCAAAAATCGAAATTGAAATAAAAGTTCAACATAAGGACTCATACTAAGCGGTTGCTTCACCATAAGATATTCATGCTTCCAGCGAAGGGTGGTTTATTAAGCCATAATCCCAACACTCCACACAAACAGAGCAAATGGCTACTACAAACATTAGTATAAACTTCACTCGCCGTGCGTTATCAAATAATAATAACAATATTGGGGTTTCCTAAAAAGTAACACACCTAAGGGTGCGCAGAACTTGAGGTCCTGAGTCTTTTATAGGAGAACCCCAAACGGGGAACTCCTGGCATTATCGAAGCCACCGGGTAGAGGATACCAGCCTCAAAAAGAAATGGTATGGGCAAGGGCCCAT